GCTCAAGGCGCCATACCGCAAAAAGGCCGTGTTCGTGATGAACGACTCTACGGTCAAGAGCATTATGAAGCTCAAGAACGGCCAGGGCGACTACCTCTGGCACCCGTCGCTGACAGCCGGTGTTCCGGACACGATTCTGAACCGGCCTGTCTACACCTCATCCTATGTGCCGGCAATCGCGTCGAGCGCCAAAACCATCGCCTTCGGTGACTTTGGATACTACTGGGTCGCTGACCGGCAGGGCCGTTCCTTTAAACGCCTCAACGAGCTGTTCGCCGCAACCGGCCAGGTCGGTTTTATGGCCTCCCAGCGCGTGGACGGCAAACTGATTCTGCCGGAAGCCATCAAGGTTCTCCAGCAGAAGGCTTAAGGAGGAATCCTACATGTCATATAACACCAAGAACTACACCGAGCAAGGTGGAGAGAAAACCGTGATCGGCGGCACCCTCGAAATCAAGGAGAGCGCCACTGTGACCGGACTGCCGGAAGGGTCGGCTTATACCCTGCCGGCCGCGTCCGCAGCCGCGCTCGGCGGCATCAAGGCCGCGGCGAAAACCGAAGGCGATACCGTGGAGGCGAAGATCGGGACTGACGACAAACTGTATGTCCCGGCCTACCCCACGGTTCCCGAGGCCGCGAACCAGGCAGACAGCGCGGCAGCGGAACTCGCCGGATTGGTAACGGATTTCAACGCACTGTTAGGCAAACTGAAAACCGCCGGTCTGATGGCGGCGGACGAATAAGAAAGGAGGCGGCGTATGGAACTGCTCGATAAAGTGAAAGCCAATTTAATCCTGACCCACGATGAAGACGACGCTTTGCTTCGCGGATATATCGCCGCCTCCATCTCCTTTGCGGAGAGCTACCAGAAGAAAGGCAACGACTACTACGCCATGAACCCGATGAGCCCGCTGACAGAGCAGGCTGTCGTTATGCTGGCTTCCCATCTATATGAAAGCCGGGACGGCAGCACGGGCGGGTTTTTCGGGGACAATGTGCAGGCGGCGCAGCAGGTCATGGATTCCGTCAAATATATGCTCGTGCTGGAGAAGGACTGGAAGGTGTGACGGATGAGTTATGGAAAAATGAGCACCTTCATTACTATCGTTTCCGATTCGCCTGTCAAAGACAGCGAGGGGTTTGCCGTCATGCAGGAAACCGTCGCTGCCTCTGTGCGCGCCTACATGGAACAACGGCATGGAAACGAAGCCTGGAAGAACCGCGCAGTATTCTCCAGCGCCACTGCCTTGTTCCGGTTCCGCAGGATTCCGGGATTGGATATCACCAACCGGCATATCATCCTGTGTGCCGAAGGGCGGTATGAAATCAAATCATGCGAGGACGTCCGCCAGCGCGGGATGTATATCGAAGTTCTCTGCGAGAAGGTGGAAGCAAGTGGCTAAGGCAAGAATGAAAATACCGGATGATTTTCTGCAAAAGATCTCGCGGCTGGGAAACAAGACAGACGAGATCGTCCCGAAGGTGCTGAAGGAAGGCGCGAAGGTCATCAGCCGGAAAACGAAATCCAATCTGGCAGGCGTGATCGGGAAAAACACCAAAGTGAAGTCGCGATCCACCGGAGAACTCATGGAGGCCCTGGGCGAATCCCCGGTCGGATTGGACAAGAACGGAAACCACAACATCAAAGTCGGGTTCCGGGAAGGCCGGACGGACGGTGCCACCAACGCCCTGATTGCGAATGTGCTGGAGTACGGCAAGAGCGGCCAGCCGCCGAAACCTTTCCTGAAACCGGCCGTTTCGGTGACAAAACGTGAAGTTGTCGCGGTCATGGAGGAAACGTTCGACAGGGAGGTAGAGAGCTTATGAACATCCTGTCGGACTTGCATGCGGCAATGTCGGCAATGAATATCCCGGTCGAAACAGGCGTGTTCAGCGACACGGCTCCGGAGGAATATCTGGTCATAACGCCGCTCAACGAGCTGTTTGTTTTCGCGGACAATTCCCCCTACCAGGAAATCCAGCAGGCCAGGCTGTCGCTTTTCACCAAAGGCAACTACATCACTTTAAAAAACAACGTTGTCCGGCAGCTGCTGGACACGGATTTCACCATCTCGGAAAGACGATACATCGGACGCGAGGATGATACAGGATACCACCACTTCGCGATCGATGTGGAGAAAGAATACACCACACAGGAGGATTAACAATTATGGCAACAATAGGACTCGACCAATTGTTTTATGCAAAAATCACCGAGGATTCGGAAGGAATCGAAACGTACGGCGCCCCTACCCGCCTGGCCAAGGCCATCAAGGCGGATTTGACGATTGAACTCGCCGAGGCCATTCTCTACGCCGACGATGCTGCCGCCGCTTCGGTCAAGGAGTTTAAAAGTGGCAAGCTGGCTATTGATGTCGACGACATCGGCGCAGACAAGGCGCAAGATTTGACTGGCGCAACTATTGACGACCAGGGCGTTCTCGTTTCCACCAGCGAGGACAGCGGCGGAGATGTCGCCATCGGGTTCCGGGCACGAAAAGCCAACAACAAATACCGGTACTTCTGGCTCTACCGCGTCAAGTTCGGTGTTCCGGCAACGAACCTGGAAACCAAAGGCGACGGCATCAAGTTCTCCACGCCTTCCATCGAAGGTACTGTCATGCGCCGCAATAAAACTGACGCGAGAGGCTATCATCCCTGGAAAGCGGAAGTGTCGGAAGACGGCACCGGAATCGGCGCGAATGTTATCACCGGCTGGTTCAATACCGTCTATGAACCCGATATGCTGTTCGCGCTCGGACAGAAGCAGGTGGAGACCGCGACCGTAGTCGGGGCAATCACCTCAAGTGGCGCGGGCAACGCGACCGTCATTGTCACCGCGGCCGGTATGACCGGAACACCCAAGACAGTGTCTGTCGCTGTGGCCAATAGTGACACAGCCGCGCAGGTCGCCGGGAAGATCCGTACCGCGCTCACTAACGACGCCAACGTCGGCGCGTTCTTTGACATCTCCGGCACCGGCGCGGATGTGGTATTGACCCGCAAGACCGCCGCCGCGAATGACGCGACGATGAACGTCAGCATCGCCAACGGCACCTGCACCGGGTTGACAGCGGCGCCGACATCGTCCAACACCGCGATGGGCATTGCCCCGGCATAAGGAGGCTGGCTTTAATGGATACAGACAGAGGTGAAAAAGTCACCCTCGGCGGAAAAGAATACACCCTGGTACTCACCTTGCGTGCGCAGAAGGAAATCGCCAAGAAATATGGCGGTCTGGAAAACCTCGCGGAAGAGCTCGACGGGGTGGAAGGCATGGACGCCGCCATCTGGTTTATTACGCTGCTGGCCAACCAGAGCATCCTGATTGACAATCTGCAGAACAATGAAAAACAACCTCTGCTCACAGAAGCCGAGGTTGAACTTTTATCCTCGCCCGGACAGTTTCAAGACTTCGTGCCGCTGCTGGAATCGGCCATCGCCAAAGGGATGAAGCGGCACGTCGAGAGCGAGGACAACAGCGAAAAAAACGCACCGGCCGGGTAAGTGACGAAGAACTCTTTGCCCGGCTGGTATTCTGCGGGGTTACACAACTGCACCGTCCTGAACAGGAAGTATGGCTGATGCCGGTCGGGCATTTACTCGACCAGCGCGAAATCTACTGGCAGGTCAACGGGCTGGCAAAGCCGAAATGGGAATCGGATATCGACGATATCATCCCCGAAGGAATATGAAAGGAGGCGGTGGAAATGGGCGATAATTTATCTTAGATGTAGGATAAATCATCATATCCCATAAATAAAGTTATCCTCCTTTCTCCCCAGAATCATAGAAAAATCCGGGGAATTCGTAGTGAACTCCTCGGATAATTCTTCATATGTGTTTGCTATACTATCGTTAGGAATTACAGTCAAATTCCAAAAAATTACGATAGGAGTGAGCATTATGAACGATAGCAACAGTAGCTATTGGAACAAACTAAAATCGGATTTCATGGAATACGTTAAGCGTGAAATCCTGAAACCACAGGGAGAATACAAACGCTATACCAGATCTGTGGATTTACTCATAGAGTACGCTGAGGCAAATGGCTATAACGAGTATTCACCGGAAGTTGGCATGGCATTTTATGAATCAGAAAAGGCTCATGGCTATAAAGGGTATTCAACGCTTGGGTATCGTCGAGCTGCAATCCGGCATCTTAACGAATTCCTCTATGGTAATAGTTTCTGGCAACGTAAACCTCGTAACGTCTTTCGTTACCAAACGAGCAAGGTTCCGTTGCAATGCCCCAAACAGTTTTCTGAGGTTCTCGAGCGGTTCCTGCAGACAATACACAAAGAAGGACTGAAGGACATTACCGTCAATCAATACCGTGTTGCTTGTACCAAGATGTTGCTGGATTTTGAAGAACAAGGCGTCGCCGGTTGGGAGGACATCGATGCCAAAAATCTGACGTCGGCTTATATGCGTTCCACAAACAAGTACCATTTCGTTTCGTATTCGAGACGATTGTTTCAGTATTTGCTTGATGCTGGTGTTGTAACAACAAACTACACCGGCATCTTGCCGTCAATGTCAAAGCACAAAGCAATACCTTCGGTTTACAGCGAATCGGAAATCAACCAGCTGCTGGAAAGCGTAGAAACTTTTACGCCGCAAGGCAAGCGTGATTACGCAATTCTTTTAATTGCGGTCCGATTGGGGTTAAGACAGTCAGACATACGGCTTTTGCGCTTTGAAAATGTTGACTTTGAAAATGCCAGCGTAAGCCTTATCCAGTTTAAAACCTTGGTTCCTTTGGAATTATCCCTGCCTGATGAAGTTGCAAAGGCTCTACACGATTATATCGATAACGGTCGTGAAGAGTCTGATGAGCCGTATATTTTTCTCAACGGATACGGGGGAGCATTGACACAACATGCCGTTTCGCACATAACCTCAAGGCATTTCAAAAAAGCAAAAATTAATGTCGGTGACCGTCGCCACAGCACTCATGCGCTTAGAATGACTTTTGCAAGTCAGTTGATTGCGGAAAATGTGCCCTACGAAGTGGTAAGAGTCCTTCTTGGTCACGTCAACCGGGATTCTACCCGCCACTATGTAGAGTTTTCAATTGAGGGGCTGAGATCCTGTGCGCTTGAAGTTCCTGCACCCAGTGGTTTGTTTGCACAATATATGGCGGAGGAGGCATGAAAAATGGCAGTCATTTTTAAGAGCATCCTTTCTCAGGAAATGAATGATTATCTGGAGTTGCTTTGTTCCGCCAAGAGAGACACAGAAAGCTATGTATCCACTTTTAGAAGCCTCGATGAGTATTTGGTCAAAGCAAAAATTACCAAAAAAGCACTCCCTGAAAAGCTTCTGATGGATTGGCTCAGTACTCTTTCAATAGCGGAAACAACCAGAAATTACGAAATCGGCAGAATACGAAAATTTGCTCGTTATCTGACAGCTCTGGGCATCCCAGCGTGTGAACCTGATTTTTTCCGTGCTTCATCTACATACAAAGCTTACACATTTACCGATAAGGAATTCAGCAGAATCATTGCCGTGGCAGATAATTGTAAAGTAAGCTATACAAAGGCCGAAAGTGCCTTCGTTTTTCCGGTTCTGTTGCGTGTGCTCTACGGCTGTGGTCTGAGAGTAGGTGAAGCCCTTGCGCTTCAATGGAAAGACGTTGACCTTGACAACGGAGTCATTACAATTAAGCAAGCGAAAAACAACAAGCAGCGACGTGTACCGGTTAGCGATTCGATGAAAAATCTTCTTGCCCAGTACCGCAAACGGAGGTTTACCGATTGTGATGACGCTGTGTATTTGTTTGTCAATAGCGAGAAAACCGGGAAACCCTATGATGTACAAACATTCGGATATTGGTTTTCTAAAGTCCTTGAAAAAGCAGGTGTTGATAACCAGCGCAAAGAGCCTTTTGAGCGTTGTATTTCAACGCATACCCTGCGGCATTATTTCACCTTTAAATCATTCCAGAAAGCCGTATCCGAAGGACGTACTCTTGAAGAAACAGCTCCTTATCTGTCTGCCTATCTGGGGCACGAAACATTTTTCGGAACGGAGAAATATTTAACCACAGACTATACAATGTATACCGATTCGCAGGAGAAGGTATCCAATGCAATCCAGTCCGTATTTCCGGAGGTGTCTTTTGAATGAGCAGAAAAACAAACGAAGTCACCTCGTTGTTGGAAGAGTTTTTTACCGATTACCTTCCACATGTAAGGGGATTAAGCGAAAATTCCATTACTTCATACCAATATGCCTTTCGGCTTCTCTTTCATTATTTATGGAACGTGAAAGGATTGCCGCCCGAGAAGGTAACTTTTGAATCGTTATCCGGCGATACCATTGAAGATTTTCTGCTACACCTCGAGGAAGACCGTGGATGTTCTGTAAAAACGAGGAACCTGAGACGTGCTTCGATTGTTACGTTTGCCAAGTTTGCTGCGAAAAGGTCGTTTACGGCATCCATGTCTTTTCACTCCGGCATTTCACGGGTTCCCAAAAAGAAGGAACCCAAAAAGCTTGGCTTCAAGCACTTTTCAAAGGAAGAAATCACGATTCTTCTAAATTCGCCGGATATATCCAGGTTGATTGGGCAGCGCGATTTAACCCTTATGAGCTTGCTGTATGCTTCAGGTGCGCGTGCACAGGAGCTTTGCGATATCACCCTGGCAGACATTACATTGGGGACTCCTACGAAAATCCGATTGACGGGTAAAGGAAGCAAAACCCGTGTTGTAACCATTCCTGACAGCTGCACTGCCATACTGAAAGAATACCTGAAGAGCAGAAATCTCGACCTTGCCTCAAGGGAAACAAAGGGGCGGCACTTATTCTCCAGCCAGACCCACGAACACATGTCAATTGCGTGTGTTGAGGGAATTGTCAAGAAATATGTCACAGAGGCGAAAGCACAGCATCCGAATCTTTTCAAAGAAGACAGCTATTCTCCTCATTCGTTTAGGCATTCTATTGCAGTCCATATGCTTGAAGCCGGTGACTCTCTTGTTGCAATTAAGGCCTTCCTGGGGCACTCTTCTCTTGCGACCACATGCATATACGCAACCGTGACCCCTGAACTGGCGAACAAATACCTGGACGAGCGTGGAAAAGCATTGCCGGATGTCTCCACACAGACCACTCCACAGCCGTTGCCACAGGCTTTACCGTTCTTGTATCGATAAACACATATGAAGAATTATCCGAGGAGTTCACTACGAATTCCCCGGATTTTTCTATGATTCTGGGGAGAAAGGAGGATAACTTTATTTATGGGATAT